TTATGCATTTATTGAAATATATAATTATTGCAAAATAAAAGCAGAAAAAATAGAACTTGATGAATTAATACTTGATGAATTAATACTTGATACTCCGGTAAGAAAAGCAAGAAGATTATAATTAACCGAAGAGCCTTTAATAAGGCTCTTTTTTTATATATCTTTCTAAATGGTAAGACTAGTTAAATAATTTAATAAAATCAATTGACAAGTGTTTTTTAATTTAGTATTCTATTAGTAAGAAGAAAGAAAAAGGTTTTTTCTTCAAATTTAAAAAAGAGGTGGTTACTATGAAAAATTACAATACAGAAAGAGCTTATAAAAGGTTAATGTTTGCATTAGATGAAAGTTTTGAATCCGGCAAATATTTTTTAGATGTTAATAATGTTTATAATTTAACAGTTGATAATATTTATTTTAGTGAGATTGTAGATATATTAAATTCATTTAAATCAAGTAGCAGTAATTACAATACAATCAACAATGAAAAATCAACAACTTTATTTTCAGGTGAGGATATTGTAGCAATAGTTGAAAATTACGGTCCATGTGTTGACTTTTTAGCAGATTACGATTTTTTAAAGAATGTTCAGATTATGACAGTTCAAAGACAATCAGATATATTGACTAAAATGATACAAGATAATAAAGAAGAAGCAGATAAAGTTGAGGAACGTAAAAAAGTATTAAGAAGATTATAAACAACAAAAGAGCCTTATTAAAGGCTCTTTTTTATTTGTCTTGGTATATAAAAATTACAAAATTAATTTTTATTTTGTAATTCTCTTGTAATTTCAATGTAAATTTAGCTTCTATTTTGTAAATTTAAAAATTATTGGTCTTACCACTTTACCAACATTTCATTTAAAAAATTACAAAATTAATGTAAAATTTACATTGAAATTACAAAATTATTTTTCATTTTGTAAATTTATTTTTATTAAAAATTCTATATATTTCAATACATTAACTTAATTAAATACTATAAAATTACAAAATTACAATAATATATGTAAAAAGTTATATAATAAAATAAAATAATGGGAAAATAGTGTGTACAACTCTCACAGAAAGATTTTTCTTTTTTTCTTGTAATTTTGTAATTTTTCCGGTAAAAAACCCAGCCGCTTGTTAAAAGTTTAGCCGTCTAAACGTCCACACTGCTGGAAGTGTAGAAATCCGCTCAAAACGCAGCAAATTGAAATTACAATACATTCTTACAGTCAATTTAAAATTGAGAAAAACACTATATATAGTATTTTGAGCATCAAGTTAACCACTACATATAGTTATAAAAGTATGATAATATAATAAAATAACCATATTTTGTATAAACTCACTAATTATATATAAAGATGCTCATCAAACCCAGCCGCTTGTTAAAAGTTTTAGCAGTCTAAACTTCTAAACATCCATAGCTCCACAATATAACTTTTACTTCATAGCTCCACAATATCATTCCTAATTCATAGCTCAACATTAATTTAAAAAGGATAGCTTAAAAAAATACAGGTTCATCTTTAGTTATCAATATAAAATAGATAGCTTCATCTTATATTAATATTGGATAGCTTCATCTTTAAAACTTTTATCAAGGTTCTGCAACTGGTAAGAGGACAGGCCAGCTTTACATATTCATAGGTTGGTTAACTGTAGGTTCATAGGTTCATCATTTACAGATTGATAGGTTGACTTTTCATGGATTGGTTTGGTGCTGGCCTGTGATTATATAAGCTTCATATGTATACACTGCATAACTTTTATTAGGCGGCTGTATGTCTATACTTCTGGACGTCTATATGTCTACACTTCTATATGTCTGCTTGTATCTTGTATGCTTGTATGGTAGTGTGCTCACACTGTACACACAGCTACCCCACCCCTGCGCCCCTGGGGGTATACACCCTGAAAATAAAAAATTTTCTATATACCGTTTTCCTTGTCTACTAGGGACACGATTTTTGTTCAGCCTAAAAAACCTTTATAAATCAATAACTTACAATATAAAAACATTTTTATTTTAGTATTGACTTTTATTATAAAATATTGTATAATATATTAAGCAAACTTTTATCAAGAGAATATTATGGAAATCAAACGAGTATATAATGTTGATTTTAATGATGTTAATAGTTTACTTGAAGAAGATATAAAAGAAGTTTACATAGATCAGTATTCTGCTTTTAATTTTACATCTTTAGATACAGTTCAATGTAATAGAATAAATGAAGAAATAAAAGATGAAAATGCTTTCTGTTATTATATTATGGAAGATGGTAAAGTAATCGGTTATTCTTTATTTTATGTTATGAAAGAAATTTTCCAACATACTAAAACAACAGCCGTATGTTCTTCTATTTTTATAAAAAAAGAAAAAAGAAGTTATAAACTTTTCAAAGATTTTATTAATTTTATAGAAATGGATTTAGAAGAAGAAAATATTGATGTTATATCTATTTCAGTAAAAAGAACTCATTCAAAATTAATGGAAAGATTGTTTTATCAAGAAGAAGAAATTTGTTTTACAAAACAGATAAATAAATGAGGTTAATATGGGTGGTTCTCCAAAAGTAGATAACTCAAAAATGGCAGAAGCCACTTTAAAATCTGCTCAAATACAGAAAGAAAGTGATGATGCTACAAGAAAGTTATATGAAGAAATATTTAATAAACAACAAGAATTTTTAAAACAAGATGAAACTTATAATCGTGGTTTAACTCAACAAAACCAAGCAAATTGGCAACCTTATGTAAATCAAGGTCAAAATGCATTAGCAGAATTAAATAAAGTTTATACAGATAATAATTCTTGGTTAAATCAATCTGTAAATTATGATACTTTAATGAATACAGATGCATATAAAAATAGATTACAACAAGGTCTTAATGCTACAAATAATTCATTAGCAGCAGGAAGTGGTTTATTGTCTGGTGCAGCAGCAAAAGCATTAAATAATTATTCACAGACATTTGCAAGTAATGAAATGCAAAATGAATATTCAAGACAAACTAATGATAAAGCTAATAGAATGAATGCTTTAACTACTTTACTTAATGCCGGAATGCAAGGAACAAGTGGTTATCAAGGAGCTTCAACTCCTACAAACATTGGTTCACAATTATCTAATTTATCTGGTAATTATGCTAATCAACTTGGAGCTTTAAATCAAAATTCAGCAAATACTCAATCTAATACAGTAATGAGTTTAGCTCAATTAGCTCAACAAGAACAATATGCTAATGCAGGAGGTGGTAATATGATGGGAGGAGTATTAGGTGGGGCAGCATCAGGAGCAGCAACAGGTACAGCAATATTACCAGGTTGGGGTACTGCAATAGGTGCAGGTGTTGGTGGTTTAATGGGTGCATTCGCAAGCAGAGGTTAATAAAAAATGGCTTTTAATCCTTCAGATTTTTATGGTGCAGTTTTTAATGCCCAAAATAATATGTTGAATAGACAAGATCAACAAAGACAAAACAATATGAATGCATTAAGCAATCTTGCTCAAGTAGGTGTAGGTGCATATAAAGATTATCAAAATAGACAAGCTATTGATAGTGCAATAGATCCAGAAACTGGATTAATAGATAATAATAAATATGTATCTGCATTAGCTAAAATAGATCCTAATAGAGCTATGGAATTACAGAATACATTTTTAACAAATAGTTTAAAACAAGATAAATTAAAAGAAGAAGCTAATTTATTAAGAGCTAATACTGCAAAAGCTCAAGGTACTTTAACTAATGATACAAATTTAACGAATGCAAAAGTTGATACAGAACAAGCTAATGCAAAAGCAAAAATGTTAGAATATAATATAAATGCTTCAAATCAATTAAATGCAATGGTAGATAGTTCTCAAACTGATGGAGAATTTCAATCTGTTTTAAAAATGGCAGCAAATGCTGGAATACCACAAAGTTATTTAGATGAATATATAGGAAAACCTTTAACCCCAGAATTAAAAGCAAAAGCGAAAGCTGCTCTAGGTGGATATATAGATTACCAAAAACAAATGTTAGAAGAAACAAAAGCAGATATTCAAGCAGCAGATACAGCTTCACAAATTAATACTAGAGAAGGTAATCTTGCATTAAGAAGTGATGAATTAGATGCTACACAGGCTCAAAGAGATAAAGAGAATATTTTCTCACAGAAAAGAATTGATGCAGCTAATCAAGCTAATAAATTAAAAGCCGAAGATATTCAAAACCAAAAAGAAGCAAGAAGTGAAGCAAATCAAGATAAAAAAGAAATGAAGTTTGCAGAACAAGAAAGACAATACCAAAGTAATATGGAAACTGCAGATAGTGCTTATACTTTAATAAATGAAATATTAAACAGTCCTTTATTTAATAAAATGGCAGGTGGAGGTTTATTATCAACAGCTTTATCTAAAATACCTTCTACATTATCTCAAATATTTCAAGGTAAAGATGATAACGGAGAACAAAAACAAACTTATGCAGATTTTGATGCAAAACTACAAACTTTATTCGGTAAAAACTTTTTACAAGCTGTTCAATCTTTAAGAGGTTTAGGTGCTTTATCAAATGCTGAAGGTGATAAAGTAAAATCTTCTACTGGTGTTTTAAATTATAATATGAGTGCTCAAGCATTAAGGGAAACTTTAACAAAAATGAAAGATAGTATTATTAAATTTAAAAAATATGATACTGAGTATTATAATAAATTAAAATCAGTAACTTATAAAGATCAAAATTCTCAAACTCCAAATACATCAACACCAACAACTCCATCACAAGGTGGATCAACAACTTTATTTACACCAGAACAATTATCAAAGTTTAAAGCTATGCAAGCAGCAGGAATAAGGTAAAATAATAATGGCAAAATTTTCAAAATTTAAAAAAGGTAGAGTATCTAAAGATGTAGAAGACTATATGAGCAAATTAGATAGCGAAAATGGTTTTCCAAAAGATACTTTAAAAAGAATTGCTTTTATAGAAACAAGACTTGGAGCAAATAGAAATACATCTAGTGCTGGTGCTCAAGGTTTATTTCAATTTATGCCTGGTACAGCAAAAAGATTTGGTGTTAATGTTCACGATGATTATTCTTCTGCAGAAGGTGCTGCTAAATATTTAAAATGGTTAAATAATCGTTATAATGGTGACTGGGATAAAACTGTGGCCGCTTATAACTGGGGTGAGGGTAATGTAGATAAAAAATATAATAACCCAAAAAAAATACCAACTGAAACAAAAAATTATATAAATATGTTTAATGGTAATAATAAAGATATACAAAGAGAATTTTCTTCAGATACTTTTAAAAACTCACCTTCTGTTATGACAGCAGCATCAACTGGAACTTTTAACCCTAATAATATACAAAATAATGTAAATTGGACTCAGGAAACTGCTCAACAAGATCCAGATTACGCTGCTTATCAACAATATTTACAATCTTTAAATAATAAAAAAGAAGATGAAGTTAAAACTCCAGATCAAGTTTTTGAAGGTTTACCAAAAACTACTGATGAGGATGTTAATGATATAATAAATAGTTTAGCTTCTAATCCTCCTCAAGTACAAGGAAATATAGTTACACAACAAGCTCAAAATCAAGGGTTAGTTACTCCTGCAAGTAATAATGCAAATATAGTTACCCCTCAAGCTCAATCTAATTGGACTCAGGAAAGTGCTCAACAAGATCCAGATTATGCTGCATATCAACAATATATTAAATCACAAAATAATATTCAACAACCACAACAACCTGCTAATAATGTATTAAATGTAGATGATACATTACAAATACCTACTAGTAATTTACAACCAACAAATGAACCTATGCCAGATATATCAGGAAATAATCCTACTTCTGGAAATGGTATGACAGCAGATCAACAATATTATTTAGATACTTCTACTAAACCAACTTTAGAAGAGTATATGGCTCAACCTAAAATTCAAACTATTATGAATGCTTGGAATAAAATACCAGAAAATCAACAAGCAGAAATTTTTAATAATTTTTCACCAGAAGAACAAAATTTTATAAAAATGTATTATAATCTTAAAGGTCAAAAACCATCAGATAAATCATATTTAAGAAGAAGTTTAGAAGGAGCAGCAGAAGTAGGAAATAAAGGTGCAACTATGGCTGCTCAGGGTATTGCTTATTTAACAGGTAATGATAAAAATTTAGGTAATTTACAAAAATCAGCAAGATCAGATAAATTCCAATCAGAATTAAAAGATTTATCAGAAAATCAAGATGGAGCAAGAACAGTTGGAAGAATTGCTGGAGAAGTATTACCAACAATGACTACTGGTGCAGGTTTAGCTAAAACTGCATTAGGAAAAGTAGGAGAAAGAGCTTTATCAGGTGGGTTATATTCTGCTATAACTAACCCAACAACTTCTACTCCAGAAGATTTTGTTAGTGATGTTGGTAAAACAGCAGCTTTAGGTGCTGTTTTAAACCCTATAGCTGGTGCTGCGGGTGATAAAGCAGGTAAAGCTTTTGCTAATAGATTTTTCAAAGATGAATTATCTAATGAAAATAAAAAATTTATTAAAGAAGCTAATAAAATTGGTGTTAAACCATTAGCATCAGATTTACCAGGAACAACAGATAAAGCAAAAAATATTGCTAGTGCTTATGCTGGTTCTAATAAAAAAATAAGATCTCAAATATCAGATAATTTAAAAGCTATAGATAAAGAAACTAAAGAATTGAGAGATAATTATAATCAATTTGATAAAGACACTTATTTAGGTGATAATACACCAATTGGTAAAGCAGCTAAAAATAATAATAGTAAAATAGGTATAGAAGCTAAAGAATTTAAAAATAAAGCAGATAAAGTAGATAATGAAAATATAGATCAAAGATTAAAAATAACTTTAGGTAGTCAAATGCTTAATAAAAAAATAAAAGCAGATGAATTATATAAAAAAGCAACTAAAGGTCTTAATGAAGATTTTAAAATGGATATGCCAAAAGTTAAATCTGTAATAAATGATATGTTATCTTCTACAGATAAATCAACAGTAGAAGAAATAGATGAATTTATAAAAATGGCAAAAAATTTTACTAGTAATAAAAAACGAAAAGCTAATGATTTTAGTAAATTCCCATTAAAAAATTATGAAAATGTTAGAAAAAGTATTAATAGTAAAATTAGAGAATTATTAGATAGTACAGAAGCTACTGCTCCTAAATTAATAGTTTCTTTAACACAACTAAAAGATGCTTTAGATAATGATGTTTTTGATAATGCTATAAAAAATGCAGGAAAAGATGTTAATAAAATAAAAGATATTGAAACAGCAAGAAAATATTATAGAGATAATATAGCAATAATAGAAAACGATAAAGACATATCTAAATTTTTTGATTACAATAGACTAGGAACTGCAAAAGAAGATTTGCTAAATATATTAAAATATCCTATTTTAACAGAAAAAGTTTTAAAATATTCAGATAAAGCTTCTAAAGATGCTTTAAGAGCAGGTGCTTTAAATCATATAATAAATACAGCAACAAGAAATGAAACTTTAAATAATATATCACCAAAATTATTAAATAGTGCAATAGCTAAATTCAACCCTAAATCTGGTGGAAAATCTTCTATAGATATTTTATTTAATGGTAATGCTAAAGAAAAAATAAAAGCTTTACAAAATGTAACTAAAAATTTAGAAAGTTTTGATAGTTATAATAATAGTAACCCTAAAAATGGATATGCTATTTATAAAAAAATAGCCGAAGTTATGAATAAATCTATTTTATCTGCAGGTTTAGGTGCTTCTGCTGTATCTGCTAATATATTACCAGTTTTAACTGCTGGTGGATTATCAGCAGCTATTAAATTACACGAAAGAGGTTTAGCAAAAGTTTTATCAGATCCTGCAAAATATAAAAAATTAGTAGAATTAGCAGAATCAGATCCAAGAAAATTAAGTTATGTAAGAAAAGCAGGTGATTTTTTAGGAATGTTAGCAACACAAGAGTCAGTAAGAGCAATTAATGCAGAATAAGGAAAAAATATGTTAGTACCATCTCCAAACCCAATTTTACAATTTTTTGATTTAAATGGTTTTCCTCTTACTGGAGGAAAGCTTTATACATATCAAGCTGGAACAAATAATTTAAAAGATACTTTTTCAGATGCTGATGGTATTTATAAAAATACTAACCCAATTATATTGACAGATTCTGGAAGTTGTGTTATATATATAGAAGCAAAAGAAGAAAGTTCTAATGAAAATGCTTATAGATTTATGCTTTATGATAGTGAAGATAGATTTTTATTTTCATTTGATAATATAACTTCATTAAAAGGAGCAAAAGGTACTCCCGGTGGACCAAAAGGAGATAAAGGAGATACTGGAGATCAAGGACCACAAGGAGCTACTGGACCTAAAGGATCAAAAGGTGATACTGGTATTCAAGGAGAACAAGGTGATAATGGTACAGTAGAAATAATATATAAAACTGCTGGAACTTATCAATATATAGTAGAGTCAGATATAACAGAAATAGAAGCAGAAATTTGTGGTGGTGGAGCAGGATGGTTTGTAGAACAACCTTTACCAACAGTTGGTTCAGTTGGTTCTGGAACTGCTGGTTCAAGAGTTAAAACTACTATAAATGTATCTGAAGGAGATATTTTAACTATAACCGTTGGAGAAGGTGGTAAAGTATCAACAGAACAACTTCAAGCTTCTGGTAAAAGTTCAAGTATATCTTCCGATAATTTCCCTACTATAACTGCTGCTGGTGGTTCTTATGGAAATACTGTAAATATAAGTAATCAACAAAACTATTATGATATTATGAATAAATTTTTACAATTTGATACAATAGATCAAGGTGGTTTTACTTTAATACCTAATGCTGTAGTTGGTGAAGATACAAAATATGGTCAAGGTGGTAATATTACAGTAAATGGTCATCCTAATGCTATAGGAAATGGTGCATCAGGTGGTTCAGGTAAGCCAGTTTTATCTACTGGTAATATTTTACAAATTTCTACTTTTGGTACTGGTGGAGATGGTATAGTTATTTTAAGATTTGTGAGGTCTAATTAATGTTTAATGCAAGTAAGTTTTATATACCAATATTTAAAACAGGAGTACCAAATGGTAAAGTTTATACTTATGATAAAGATAATAATAATATTTTCACTTATAAAAGTATAGATGGAACATTAAATACTAACCCTATTTTACTAGATGAAAAAGGTGAATGTGTTATTTATATAGATGAAGAAAAAACTTATAAATATGTTATTAAAGATAGTAACAATATTGAAATTTATACTCTTGAAAATATAACTCCAGCAAAAGGAGAACCAGGACCTTCTGGTGGACCAAAAGGAGATAAAGGAGATAAAGGAAGAACTGGACCTCAAGGAATATCTGGTGGTCAAGGAGTAAAAGGAGATATAGGAAATCAAGGAGCAAAAGGTTTACCATTATTAACAAAAATTCAAGCTACAAATAATAATACTTATACACTACCAGCAGGAATTAAAGAAATTTTCGTAACTGCTTGTGCTGGTGGTGGAAGTGCTGCTAACTGGTCTCCATATACTGCTTATTTTGCTCAGAAAGATCCTTTAAATAGAACTTTTAATTCTACTATTGCAGTTAAAATAGGAGATGATGAACAAGAAGTTCAAAGTACTAATCAATATATATATCCTTCTTATTTTTTAACTGCTTTAAATTTAACTCCAGGTTCTGGATTTGCAGGTCAATCTGTATTTAAATATAGAATAAAAATAGATGATCCTACAGCAACAGATAATACAGTTCAATTTATTATAGGTAATGGTGGTTCAAAAAATGAAAATATTACTACAGATTTAAATGGAAGAGATGGTACAGATACAAAAGTTTATGTTAATGGTGTTTTAAGACTTACTTTATTAGGTGGAAAAGGTGGTAAAAATATATTTCCAGCTAATAATGAGCAAGTAGTGGAATTTTATGAAAATTGGAATGGTAAAATAAATTATAATGAGGGATATAAAAGTAATTTAATATATAGATCAACTTTCAATGGAACAAGTGGTCCAGGTGACTCACAATATCAAGGTTATAATAAAGAATATTTTTCATTATTTAGTTTTGATACTCAATATTATAAAACTTCAGGTTCTATTGCTGTTTTAGATAAAGTAAAAACAAGTTATAGAATAATGCAATTTAATTTTAATATGAATTCCAATATCGGTCAAAATAAATTTAAAACATTAAATAATTTTAGAAAATTAGATGGTGGTAAAACTATATTTGAAAATTATTATACTAATTATGGTGATAATAAAGAAAATAGTTTTTATAGTTTTTACAATACCGTAAAAGGAACTAATAATGAATTAGGATATGGTGCAGGTGGAGATGCATATATTTCTTATTATAAAGGAAATATTGGTAATTCAGGTGCTGATGGAAACAGAAATATAAGATTTATAGATGATACTTCTACTGGTTCTTTTACATTTTTTGATAAAGATATTATAAAAGATATAGTTATTAATTTCCATTTAGAATTTAGAGTATATAATAGTTATAATTCAGGAACATTTGATATACCTAAAAAAGATGATACATCTGGCTATTGGACAAAATTAGATAATATTGAAGCTAATTTAAATAGCAATACTTTATTAAATGTAATAAAAAGTAAACCAGTATTAATAAATAAAAATGAATTTTCAAATGTAATAAATAATACTGCTACATATGGTGGAGCAGGGCAAAATGGATTTGCATTTTTCGAATATGGATCAATAACACAAATAGACCCGGAGTAAACAATGACAGTTAAAAACATAGATTATTTTTCAAAACTTTTATCAAAAATCGGAGCAAATAAAAGTTTATATTCAGTATATTTAGCAGAACAATTAAAAGATTGGGATGAAGAAAATATATTTAGATTTATAGCTAATTGCTCAGTAGAATCAATGAATTTTACTTTAACTAGAGAAAGAATGTATTATTCAACAGTAAATGCAATAAATAATGCTTTTGGTAAAACATTTAGAGAATCAGGAAGAAATCCAGAACATTATCTTAGAGATTCTAAAAAACTAGGTAATTTTGTTTATGCTAATAAACTAGGAAATGGAAGTGAAGCTTCTGGAGAAGGATTTAAATATAGAGGTGGTGGTTTAATTCAATTAACCGGAAAAAACAACTATAGAGATTTTTCAAATGATACTGGAATAGATATTTTATCTAACCCAGATTTAGTTGAATTACCTAAATATGCATTAGCAGTATCAGTATGGTTTTGGAATAAAAATAATATTAAAAATAAAAAAACATTACTTGATGTAAGAAAAGCAGTTAATGGACCAAGAGCATTAGGTTATGATGAAACTGTTAAAATCTATAATAAATTAATATCTTAATAAAAGTTTAAGCCTTCTAAAATCAAGAAGGCTTTTTCATAACTTCGCTATTTAAAAAGTTAAACAATATTTTATTTATATCTTCGTTAAACTCTTTTTCACAATCTAATTGAAGAACCTTTTCATTTATATGTAATAACATTATTTCTCTTTTTATTATTACTGAGTTTTTAAATAAAATTGATTTTAAATATTCTAAATCATCTTCGTCATATTTTATATCACAGTCAAACAATAATAATTCTATATTATTCATAGCATATATATTTGAATAATATTTTCTTCTCAAATCTTTAAGATTATTAATATCTTCATCCATTATTTTTTTCCTTTTCTAATAATTCTTCAATGAATTTTAAATTTTCAGTAAGTGATTTTATAAAAACTTCACTTCCTTCAATTCTATTGTTTTCTATGTATTTTATTTTTCTATTAACTTCTGCTATTCTTTTAATTAAATATTGTCTATTTAACATATTAACCTCCTATCTTATCTTTAATTTTAAAAAATGTGAAAAGCGTGTTTATTAAAACTTTTATCAATATTATGTCTATTAAATTCTTTTTACTATAAAAATCATTTTCATTTAGATAATTTATTTTTTTTAATTTCATAAAAAACCTCTCCAACATAAATATAAGTAAGTGTTATTTTATCTTTTATTGTTATTTTTTTATCCATAAATATATTTACAATATAGTTTATATCTTTATTTTTTAATCCTTTACTATATAAATAATTTAACTGTTTTTTATATAAATTCATTTTTTTATTCCACTTTTATTTTGTTTTCTTAATAATAATATAACATTAAAAAATTTTAAAGTCAAGTTTAATATTGACTTTTTTAAAAAAATATGTTATATTTATTTTATAGTTAGTACTTGACATTTTGGAAAAAATATGAATGAAAATAAAAAAATAATAGAATGTAAATGTAATTTTTACAGAAATATTATAAAAGTTTTAGAAACTAAAAATAAAGAACCTATAGAAGATATTAATAAAAGTTTAACATCTTATAAAAACCATTATAATTATTTAATATCTATACTTGAAAATAAAATAAAAGATAATAAAGATAAACTTGAAAACTTAAAAGAAAAAAATAATACTCTTAAAAAATTAAAAGATTGTAAAAGTTTTTTATATATTCCTTACAAAAAAGAAGTTAATTTATTAGGTAAAGAGAAAGATATAATTAATAAGATAGAAAAATTAGAGTTAAAAATTAATGCTATTAATATAAGAATATCAAAATTACAGAAAGTATATGAGCAGTTCATAGATCAATTAGAAAAAGATAGTTTCTTTACAAAAGAGGTTAAAAAGAATGAAAAAAACAGGAAGACTAATAAATAGTATTATTAATTATGCTAAATCTGAGTTTTTAAATTATTATTTTAAACAAGATAAATTAGTAGATTTAAGAAGTATGCAACTTTCAATAGAAAAAGATAAAATATATGTAATGTACAGATATATTTATATTAATAAAACAAATACTCGCCATATTGATTGTTTAAAATTGGGATACTTTGATAAGAAAACAAGATATATGTATTTCCAAAATGATTTTCAAAAAAAACCTTCTCCTGATAATTTAAGATGTAAAATAAAAAGTTCTACTAAGTTTAGAATAGAAAATTATTAATTGGAGATAAAATTACACGAATTTACACCAAAATTACAAAAAATAAATATAGTTTTTGCTTGTAAGTTATTGTATTAACTATATTTTACCGAAAGATTTACAAAATTACAAAACTTTTATCAATATTCTATTTTCTATATATACCTTATTAACTTAAAAAAATTAACTTTTTATTATTTATTTTGTAATTTTGTAATTTTAATAGGTTTTTAATAGATAAAGTAATGTTTTATAAGGATTTTATAGTTTAAATAAATTTACAAAATTAAAAATATTTTTGTAATTTCTATGTAATTTTTATTATTATTTTGTAATTTTTTACATATAAATTATAGTTTTAAAAACTATTGACAAAAATATATAAAAATGTTATAATAAGGTAAGATATATGTCTGATATATTAAAAAGAACAGTATTATTAGCTGAGTATAAATTACTTAGTAAAATATATAATAAAAAAAGAGAAAGGAAGATATTTAATAATGTATATTTTCCTCCTAACACAGATTTAAGTATAGAACATTATCCAAAACATAAATTGTTTTTTGAGTCTGGTTTACAATATCGTTTTCGTTGTTTTATAGCAGCAAACCGTATAGGAAAAACAGAATCCGCAGGATTATATGAAACAGTATGTCACGGAATTAACTGGTATCCTGATTGGTGGAAAGGTTTAAGATTAGAAAGTAAAGTTGGTAAAAATATAAATATTTGGATAGTATCCGATACTTTTACTACTTCTGCTGAAATTATACAAAGTAAATTATTTTATGATGTTGAAGGTGCAGAATTTGGTACAGGTCATTTACCAAAAGAAATGATTATTAAAGCTACACCATCAAAAATAGTATCTGGAGCTTATTCAAAAGTTGTTGTAAAAAGATTTGGTGGTGGTCGTTGTACAATTACTTTCAAATCATCAGATCAAGGTCGTAAAAAATTCCAAGGTACAGTTTGTGATATAGTTTATTATGATGAAGAACCACCATACGATGTTTATCAAGAATGTCAAATGCGTTTAGCAGGAGATGCAAAACGTGAGGGTGGAATAAGTTATGGAACATTTACACCATTGTCTGGAATGACAGAATTAATTCAAGCTTATTATGCAGCAGAGTCTGATCCAGAAGCAAATCAATTTGCAGTGGCCGCAACTTGGGATGATGCTCCACACTTAAGTGAAGCAGAGAAAAAAGATTTAATAAAAGATATACCTGAATATATGAGAGATACTCGAACAAAAGGTATACCACAGCTAGGAGCAGGTGCCGTGTATAGAATACCAGTAGATGAAATTGAATGTGATTATTTTGTTATACCAGATCATTTTGAAAGATTTTTTGGGATGGATGTTGGTGTTAAATTTACTGCCGTGGCATTCTTTGCAAAAGATCCTAACACTCAAATTATATATATGTATGATGAAATGTATATACAAGATAAACCAGCAATACAATATGCTTCAATGATAAAAGAAAGAGCAGAAAATATTGGTGGAGCAGTAGATCCTGCAAGTATGGGTACTTCTTTAACAGATGGTGAAAAAGTATTTAATATTTTAGTTAATAACGGATTAGATATTATAAAAGCAAATAATAAAGTTGAATATGGTATAAATATAGTAGAAACTTCTTTATTGTCCGGTAGATTAAAAGTATTTAAAAATTGCAGTAATTTCTTTAGAGAATATAAAACTTATCAACGTGAGGCAGGGAAAAATCCTGGTGATGATAATAAACCAAAAATAAAGAAAACAAAAGATCATATGATGGATGCTGTAAGATATGGAATAGTTTCTGGTATAATTAAAGCTAAATCAATGTCTTTATTAAAAAATAAAATTAATAAAGTTGATAGAATGACAGATTGGCAATTATAGGAAAAAAAATGGCTGAATATAAAACATTAATGTCTGAAAAATATAATAAAACAGACGAAGAAATTTTAAAAGAATTAGTTGATAATTATAATATTTGTCAATCTGCATATTCTGATCAAAGAGAAGAAGCTGAAGAAGATTTTGATTTTTATTGGGGTAAGCAATGGACAGAAGAACAAAAAAATCAAAGAGATTTGGAAGGTAAACCTACTTTATCTATAAATTATTTATCTCAGTTTGTTGATGGTATTATAAATAATTACAAAAGAAATCGACACGAAATAAATATTAAAGCTGGTGATAATTCAAGTAATACTACAACAGCAGAAGCTTTTAGAGCTATAATAAAAGATATACAAAATAAATCATTTGCTGAAAATATATATGATACAGCATTATTTAATTCTGTCGTTTGTGGTGAAGGCTATTTTAGAATAATAACAGATTATAAAAATGAAAAATCTTTCGAACAAGAAGTATTTATTAAACCTATTGAAGATATATTTGATGTATATATTGATCCTAATTTTAATATAGATTATGATAATATAGATTATGCTTTTGTATCTACAGTTATGAATAAAGATGTATTTTTAAAAAAATATCCTGACTCTAAAGCTTATACTCCTCAGTTTGATTTAAAAAGACATAATAATTCTTGGTGTACTGCTAATACTGTAAGATTAGTAGAATATTTTTATATTGAAAGAAAAAAGAAAACTTTAGTTTTAACTGAAGATGGTAGAAGTTACGATAAAAATAGTTATAAAAAAGATAACATAGAGTCACCTATTGTTGATGAAAAAGATGTTGAAGTTAAAATTGTAAGATGGTGTCTATCTAATGGTTTAGAGATTTTAGAAAAAAGAACTTTTCCAGGTTCTTATATACCTATAATTCCTGTTTTCGGAAAAACTTCTCGTTACAAAGGCGAAAGAATGTTTGAGGGAGTTATTAGACAAGCTAAAAACCCTCAAAGAAAATATAATTATTATCAATGTACAGAATTAGAAGTTATAGCTTTATCACCTCGTGCTCCTTGGTTAATACCTGAAGGAGCGATAGAGGGATATGAACAAGACTGGAAAAGATCTAATAAAGCTAATATACCTTATTTAGAATATAAAACTACAGATAAGCAAGGTAATAATGTATCTCCTCCATCTCGTGCTCAATTTGATAGTAATATAAGTACGGTTTTATCTGCAAAAGCTGGTTCTATTGAAGATATTAAAGCAACTACTGGTATTTACGATCCTGCATTAGGAAAAGAAGAAGCTAACGGACAGTCAGGTGTATCAATTTTAAGAAGACAAGAACAATCTGAAAATAATACATTGGGTTATGGTGATAATTTATCTAAATCTTTAAAATTGGCTGGTAAAATATTATTAGAAATAATTCCAGAAATTTATCATTTTGATAGAGAAATAAGATTAGAAGAAAGAGGTAAAGAAAAAACAATATCTTTATCTGATCCAGAAATTGATTTTAAAAATGGTTTTTATAATGTAGAAGTATCTATTGGACCTGCTGGAAAAACTCAAAGACAAGAAGCTCAAGAAGCATTTATAGAATTAGCTCAAGTATCACCTAAGATACAAGATATAGGATTAGATTTATTAGTTAGATCTTTTGATTGGCCTATGTCTGATGAATTAGCTAATAGATTACAAAAAACATTACCTGCAGAGTTACAAGATAATGATAATGGTGGAATAACTCCACAAGCTCAAGAAGCTATAATGCAAGTTCAACAACAAGCTCAAGAACAATTAGCTCAAATGCAAACTCAAAATAGTTTATTACAAACTATGTTAACACAAGTAACTTCTTGGTTGAATAAAGCTCAAAATACTATTGATAGTAAAGTTCTTGATAATGAAAGTAAAGAAAGAATAGCTCAACAAGATAATGAAACTAAAATTGTTCTCGAAGGTATGAAACAAAACCAACAAACTAAAAGTAAATTATTAGATATACAACAAACTAATAATCAAAATAATAGCCAATTACCAGACAAACCTGAAACCCTAATACCTGGTTTAAATGATCCAGTTACAGAAATTTCTGGACAAACAGCAATGGAAAAAAATAGAGAACAATCTTCTCAAAATATAAGCAATTTAACACCAGAAGGACTTGAAGGTTTTAACCCAGACGATTTGTTAAATAAAATACAACAACAATTAACAAGTCCTAAAATGAACTACAGGTAATAAATTATGGCTAAAACAGTAAATATTAATTCACCAAGTTTTGTAAAAAAAATATATAAAGTTTTAGACGATTTTAAAACTAGTGAAAATATAAGTATTTCATTAGAAATTTTTAATATTACCAGATTTGATTTTGATGAGTTTATGGAAACTCATCCAATCGAAAATGAATTATATTTTAGAATAAATAAATCGGTTAATAGAAATATAATAGATAAAACTCAAAAAAAAGCTTTTGATAAAAATGCAAAAGTTGGAGCTAACGTTCAATTAGAAATATTAAGATCTTTAGATAAAGAAAGATTTAGAATGGATAAAGCAGCAGAAGATTTATCAAATGATCATACTCTCGAAGAATTAGAAGAAATGGTTATAGATTTAAGAAATAAAATTAAAAATTAATAAAAAAAAGCTTGACAAAGCTTTAAAAATATGATATTATTAAATTAAGCGTTTTACTGGCTTTTTTAAAACCAGGTCAAATCTATCATTCCAAGATATAAAAAGGTAAATAAATGTCAATAGAAAATGAAAATCTAAACGAGCTTTTAGATGAAGAAAGTGATGAAAGTATCGAGAATACTGAAGAAGAGTTAAATTTAAAAAATTTCGTAGAAGAAGAAGATGACGACGTTGATGACGATAAGTTATTTGAAGAAGACGAAAATGAAGACGAAGAAGATACTAAAAGGAAGAATGGTATCAATAAAAAGTTTTCTAAACAATCACGAATGATAAAAGAGCTGAAGGCTGAACTTGAATCATTAAGAAGTGGTAAAAATAATACTCAATCACAAGAACAGGAAGAATTGGTAGAACCAATAGAACCTAACGAAGATGATTATTCTATTGAAGAAGAAGATAAATATAGAGAAGACTTAAAAGCATATAAAAAAGCGATTAGAGAATATGATCGCAAGCTAATAAGGAAAGAATTAGAAGAAGAAAGACAAAACATCAAAAAAGAAAAAGAAAATGATGAATTGAAATTAAAATTTTCTGAAGCTAAAAAAAGATATAAGGATTTTGATGAAGTTACTAAAAAATTAAGCGAAATAACATCTGGTGATCAACAGAATGATATTGATATAGCTAATTATATAGCTTCTTTAGAATATGCTCCTGACATTCTTTATAAATTTAGTAAAGATTCTGAAACGGCATCTAAAATAATGAAAATGCCAAAAGAAAAAAGAAATGCAGCAATCTCTAAACTAAATGAAAAAATAAAAGAAAAATTCAATAAAAAAGACGATAAACCAATCAAAACATTGAAACACACAAGCGAAAGGGAAATAAACCCTAATAATTCAATAGATGATTTTTATCGTTCAAGATTAAAAAATAATAGATAAAAATATATCCAAGGAATAATAAAATGGCAAAGTTGACAAATACACAAAAAGTAGCTGCTGATGGTTTAGCTCATTTAGTGAATAACCTAGTTTTCGCTAAAATGGCTTATACTGATATGACTAGTTACTTTAGAGCAAAAAGTGAAAAAATAGGTACTTCTATTTTAGTTAGAACTCCACCTAAATATACATCAGTATTAGGAAAAACCGCAACTCCTCAAGAAATTGAAGAAGGTGAAGTGCAGTTAACTTTAATACGTAGAAACGTAGCAGTAAGAGTAGATGTTGAAGATGAAAACTTTAGAATAGAAGATTTTTCATACTCTGTAATAAAACCGGCTATGCAAGAATTAGCACAGCAAGTTGATGCTGATGGTTTAGCATTAGCTAAATTAGTAGCAAACACTGTTGGTTCTATAACTAAAGGTGTAACTAAATCTTCTATTATAAATGCTAAAACCAAATTAGATAATGAAGCTGCTCCTCAAACTCAAAGATGTTTATTCTTATCTTCTGAAACAGAAGCATCTGTTGTTAATAGTACTTCTGCTATATTCAACCCTACTAAAGAAGTATCTGATCAATATAGAACTCGTAATCTAGGTGGTCAATATGGTTTCGAGAACCAAGGTTTTTCTCAAAACGTATATTCTCATACTATAGGTACAGCAGTAGAAGATCCTGTTTTAGTTGATGGTGCAGGTCAAACTGGCGATACTTTAACTGTTGATGGAATGGTTGGTGATTTAAATCCTGGTGATACTTTCACTATTCCCGGTGTTAAAGCAGTTAACCCAGTATCTGGTGCAGTTTTAAGTTATGATAGAGAATTTGTAGTTTTAACTGGTTCTACTAAAACAATTCTTAAAATTTTCCCAGCTATTATAGCTTCTGGAAAAGATAAAACTGTTAGTGCTTTACCTGCTGATAATGCTGCTTTAGCATTTATAGGAAAAGGTCATTCTGGTGAAATAATCAAATATAACTTAGCTTTCCACAAGTCTGCAGTAGTTTTCGCAAACCCACCTACTTATTTAAGAAACCAAAAAATCAACTCTTATACTCAAACCGATGATCAATTAGGTATGTCTATTCGTATATCACAAGATTACGAATTTACAGAAGACGAAGAAAGATTACGTTTTGATATTTTCTATGGTTGGTTATTAGCTCGTCCTAATTTATGTGTAAAAATCATAGATCAAGGTGCATTATTAGAAGAAGAATAATAGTAATTTTTTACTAAAACCCAAAGGGGAGGATTTTTCCTCCCTTTTTTTATGGTGATATTATGAAAGAAATAAAAGTAACTGCAAGAGAGATGATTAGAGATACTTTAAGATATATTAAAGTAATATCATATAATGAAGAAGCTATTGAAGAAGAATATTTAGACTGTTTAAAAATATTAAATCAAATTGTAGATTCTTCAAATAATGAATTAACTATGTTTTCTTATCGTCAAGAAATTGATATTGATTTAGATGGAAGAGAAGTTTATCAATTAACTGATAGACCAGCACAAGGTATAGAAACTGTTTTGTATAAACAAAGTTTATATGCAGGTTATTGTGAAATAGAACAAGTTAGTAGAGAAGATTATTTAAAACGTCAAGGTAATATAAATAATAATTATTCTAATGATATAAATTATGTTTATTATAATGGAACATTTCCTGTATCTGAATTATATGTTTATCCACATACTAGTGTTGGAACTTTAAAAATAATTATATCTGGAATGTTTGAAATGTTTGATAATTTAGATAGTATTATATATTTACCTTCAGGTTTTAATAGATATTTACAAAGTACATTAGCTGTTATGTGTTGTGAAATGTTTGAAAGAGAACCATCTCAAATAATGATGGCAAAAGCAGTATCTGATAAATCTTTAATTAAAGATAGTAATAAAAAACAAATAAATAATACAGTTAGATGTGATTTTGACACGTGGGGATTATATTAATGGCTCTTTTAGAAAATTTTATAGGACCAACATACAATTTAAAATATGATTTTATAGATGGTCAAAGAGCTATAAATATGTATGTTGATGTATCAGAATATGATAAAAAAATGTTTTTTTTACATACCCCTGGATTAAAAAAAATATTAGAAGAACCTGCTATAATTAGAGCTTTATATATTGACTCTAAAAATGATTTTTATGCAGTAGCAGGTCACGAATTTATAAAATATACTTATATAGCTCAGGATGATGTAACTGAAAAAAGAGTAATAGGAAACTTAATAACTTCAGAAGGTGATGTTGGTATTGCAGATAATGGTTTTCAAATATGTATAGTTGATGGAGATTATATTTATAACTATGTTTATGCTGATGATACTTTTGCTAACTATGAGCCAGACGGATGGTTAGGTTCTAATAATGTTATATATGTAGATAAATATTTTGTTTTTTATAAAATAAATTCTCAGCAATTTTATATATCAAATGTTTATGATGGTAGAGTTATAAATGCTTTAGATTTTGCTTCAAAAGAAAACTTTCCTGATAATATTGTTCAAATTGCTTCATTTAAAAACTTTTTATGGTTATTCGGTTCAAGAAGTATACAGTTATGGTATAATTCTGGTGCAGAAGATTTTGCATTTTCAACTCAATCTGGAGGAGATGCTCAAGTAGGTTGTATTGCTCCAAATTCTGTTGTTAATGCAGGAGATAGTTTAATCTGGCTAGGAAGTGACGATACAGGTTTTGGTACAGTTTATGCAACGACAGGATCAGTTTCTCCAACAAGAATATCTAATTTTGCAATAGAAAATTTTTTACAAAACCAAGAAACAATAGAAGATGCTAGTGCTTATGCTTATCAAGATAAAGGACATACTTTTTATGTTTTAAATTTACCAAGTGCTCAAACAACATTAGTTTATGATCTTACAACTCAGATGTGGCATGAAAGACAATTTTTCCCAGATAATTCTCAACCAGAAAGACATAGAGCAGAAAAACATGTCGTATGGAGAAAAAAACATATAGTATCAGATTATAAAAATGGAAAAATTTATGAAATGTCTCTTGACATTTTTGATGATGACGGTTATAATATAAGAAGGGTAAGAAGATCTCCACATACATATACAGATGATAAAAAAAGATTATTTTTCTCAGATTTTACATTAGATCTTAATGTTGGTGACGATATTGATAATGCTAAAATATTCTTAAGATTTTCAGATGATGGTGGTAAAACTTGGTCTAATTATTTAGAAAGAAAACTTCCAAATAAAGGAAATTATACTAAAACTGTCGTATGGAGAAGGTTAGGCTCTGGAAGAGATCGAGTTTGGGAAGTGTCTTTAACAGATAAAGTATCTTTCGTTTTAAGAGCAGCTTATGTTAATTAAGGATATTTTATATGGCTATAAGTTCAAAAAGTAATTTATCCAATCCTCCTTATAATGAAAAAATGATTAATGAATATGGAAATATTTCTTTAATTTGGATGAGGTGGTTTGCTGATTTAATGACAAGAGTTGGTGGATATAACGGAAAATCTGCAACTCAATTACAATCAGGAATAGAAAATAACACAGAAGATATATCTACATTAGCAAAAAATATAGATATAAATAGTGCAAATATTGAAATTTTAAATGGTTTAATTGGAGCATTACAAGTAGAAGTTGACACATTAGAACAAACTCAAAACAATGATCATCAATCTATTGTTGCTAATGGTGCTTCTATTGAAGAAATAAAAACAGAAATAGTAACAATTAACGAAACTATTTCTACAATAGAAACAGAAATAAATAGTATTAATAATAAGATAAATAATTTGCCTTTCACGAATGTAGTAACTTTACCTATTGGTGCTTCTTATGCTAATAAAATTGTATATTATACAACAGTAGCCGGATTATGTTATTCTTTGAATGGTACTATCTGGTATAAAGTTAGCGATAATACGGTGGTTACATAAAATGGCAAATAATAATAATAATAATAATAATAATAATAATACAACTGAATTAGTTAAAATAAAAAATGAATTAATTTCAATACAAAAAGATATAGATAATCTTTTTGATGATATTTCAGAAATTAAAGATATGCATAAAGATAGTAATAAAGAAATTAAAGAAACTATCAAGGATATTAATAAAAGTTTAGAAGAAATAAAAGGTCAAGCTATTTTTGCAAAAGGTTTTATTCGTTCTATTTTAACTTTCGGAGCAGTTTTAGCATTTGCTGTTACTATATTTATTAGAACTTATTTTAAAGGTTAATTATGAATAGAAAAAAATTTTTTTTAAAAAGTAAAATAATCTGGAAAGACTTTTTAATGCTTTTAAATATTGGATTACTTACTTGTCACGATTTAATAATGTCCAACATTGATTTTATTAAAGGAACTTTCTCAGGAGCTTTACTTTATGCAATTATGGCTTTACTTACTATTTCAAGTATATATATTAGATTTAAAAGCTCTTATGATCCATTAACTTTAAATAAAAATAAAGATGGTGAAGCTGTTAATAAAGAAGATAAGGACGGAGTCGAGAAATGATAACTTTTATCAAACTTCTGTTTAGTAAAATAAATTCCAGTATTATTTTTTGTTTTTTATCTTTTTTATTAGGATGTATTATTAGTTCTTATATAACTATTAATATTAAAAATAATGAAATAGATAAATTAAATCAGGAAATTTCTAAAAAAGAAAATGAAAAAAACTTGCAAGAAAAGAAATTTAATGATATAATTATTAATATAGATAATAAAACAAAGGAGAAGGAAAAAGAAAACTATGAAAGATATCAAAATACAATTAAAGAAAATCAGTCTATTATCGATAATCTTAATACCAGCAATAACGGGTTGCGTATCAAAGTCAGAAACTTACAAACCAACCAAATTAAATCCTCCAGTTTGGGCGATGGAACCAGTTCAGGAACAGGATTTGAAGCAGAGCTTGACATCGCAAATAGTAGAGAGCTTGTCAAAATAAGTAATCGTTGTGATATTTATAAAGAACAATTAAAAGCATTACAAGATTATATAAATACATATAATGAAAATATAAAATAAAAAATACTATACAATAAAACCCACTAATTTAGTGGGTTTTATATTTTAATATTATATTAATGTACCTTTTATAGGATGATATCTTTCTATGTGAATTTTAATTTCTTCTTCAGTAAAATTTCCAGAATCTGTTCTTCTCTCAACTTCTTCTTGAAATTTATTAAGTTTATCTTCTAAATATTTTCTATCATACTCTAAATTTAAATATATTAAATTACCTTCATTATCTAATTTTACTTTAATAATTATTTCTTTATTTTTTTGCATTTTTTTAAAATATCATCTATCATATTAATTACCTATTTTTAAATATGTATTATGTTTTCTTCTTATATCTTCTAATAAGTGATTTTTTATTTTATTTTCCATAACTTTATTTTCTTTTTCTTTTAAAGCATCTAAGAACATAAATTTAATTTTTTGATATTTAGGATGTTTAGAGTTTAAATAACCATCTATATATGATTTAGAAAAAACTAAATTAAATAATAAATTACCAGTTTTAAATTTCATAATTAACCTCTCTTTTTGTTTAACTAATATATAATAACATATAAAAAATAATAAGTCAAGTATTTAGGCAAAAAAAAAACCCTCTGAGAGAGGAGGAGGAACTCAGAGGGAAAAAGGAGAGATATTTATATAATTATATTTATTATTAAATACAAATATAATATAACACACTTTTTTTATTTTGTCAAGTTTTTTTGTTTTAAATTTTCTAAATTTTTTATCATTATATTTCTTAATGATTCTTGGTAAGTGTTTTCTAATAAAGATTCATTATATATATTAATTATTAAATTTGTTAATTCTGGATTTTTAGGTTGGTAATAAGCTAACATACCTATTCTAAATAATAAAAGTATTTTATCATAATCTAATTTATTAATATCTAAATCAGCTTTTCTTATTGCATAATCTAATGCAGAATATCCTTTATTATCTGTTGCATTAAAATCTATTCCAGCAGTTAATAACATAATAGATTTATTTCTATCAGCATAAAATAAAGAGTTTCTACCTAAATTATCTTTAAAATTTATATTAATTTTTTTATCATTAAGTAATTCTAATGTCTTTATATAATCACTATCTAAAAGTTCTTTACTCATAATCTTTTCTTATCCTCACTTTTACTACCTTTTAATTTTTTTTCTATTTCTTTATTTTCTAATAAAGATTTTTTTTCTTCATAATCTTCAAAAGCTGATAATATCATTGATTGTAATGTATTTAAAAATTTTTGTTCTTGTAAAGAATATTCAGTTATATCATTTATATTAGAAGATATTACCTCTAATTTATTATTTTTTGTTTTATTTAAATCAAAATAAAAATTACCATACATTATAGACATAAAAACTACTCTTAAAAATTTATTATTAATTAAAGAATAATCATTTAATGGAAAATAATCTTTTATTTCTTTGCATTTATCATCAATTATTTTTAAATCTATTTTATCCATTTTTTTTACCTTTTCTTCTTGCAGCACTTACATTACATTTTAAATGGCTAAAAGATATATTATCTAATGAAAAGAAAAGATCTTTTGGGTTATTACTATGTAACCAAGCTTCTTTATGCTCGATTGAAAAATCTTTTCTTTTCATTTCTTCACCACATCTATAACATTTATTTCTTCCTGACTCACATATAAAATAAAATAATAAATCTTTTACTAATCTATTAGAAGCAGTACTAGGGTTTATTCCTAACTGTTTTATTTTTTCTTCCATAAATAATACCTTAAATATTTTCAAAAAAATTATCTATATCTTCATCTGTTAATAATGAATCAAATTTAATTAATATAATTTCTTCTGAAAAAATAGTTTCTAATATATTTATATAATCTTTTTCGAAATTATTTTCCATAAAATTTCCTCTGTAAAAATAAAAACGTTACTTCACTTCACAAGGTTGTTGATTTTGCAACGAACACATTAAAAAGCATTTCTTAAATAGTAACAATAATAACTTCTATTGTGTTTGATACTTTTAAAAATCAATATAACTTAATTTTTTAATTTAGGTTATATATTTACAGCTTTTATTTTCTAAATTGAATTACTTGTTCCATTTTTCACGTTTAATATACTATAACATATTTATTTTTATTTGTCAACTATTTTATATTAAATCTTACATTTTTTTTAAATTTTGTATATTCCATCAATTCAACATAACAATAACCTTTAAAATTATTTGGTTGTTTTATTCCAAACTCCTCTTCTATATCATCTTTATTATATTTTTCTATATATGTATTTTTAAAAAACCTATCATCTGCTATTATTCCAGCTTTTGAAAAACTATCAAATAAACATTTTAAAGGATTGTCTATATCATTATAATAATTATTAGGATAATAATATTCAACCATTATAAATGTTTTTTTATCTTCAAAAACTTCTAAATTTAATGAAAATTTAATATTTTTAATATAATTGTTATAACTTGTACCTTCTTTGGTAACACCTTTTTTCATATCTCCATTTACATAATATTTATGAATACTAATAGGTAAATTTAATATTAAACCATAATGAAGTTTACCATATTCGAAATAAGTTTTATCACCATAATCAAAACCTAATTTTCTACCTCTATCGTAATATTCTATCATAATCTATTCCTTTTTTTATTATCAACTGGATTTATAATATTTTTTAATGCTCTTTGTTCTTTTCTTGTATCCCATTTATGTTGAATATATTCTCTTACTGCTTGACCATTAAAATCATTATCGTAACCAAAAAAACTACATTCATCATATTTTAATAAATTTTTATATTTTATTCTCCTAAACTCTACTTTATAATAAAAAACTTTATTTAAAATATATTCTTTAATTTTACAAAATTCTTTTATATTATAATCTAATAAATTTCTTTCTAACAAACTTAAAAATAAAATATCTTTTTCAAGTTTATTTAAAGTTTTTAATCTTTTTATAAGATAATTAATTTTTATAGTTACATCTTTGTTTTTTTTAAAATAGTTATTTAAAAAATAGCTAACATTATAAATATTTATAGAATGTAATTTATTTGTATATTTTTTAACCAGTTTAATAACTTCTTTTTCAAATTTATGATATTGTATATACTTATCTTGTTTTGCTCTTGATTTTAATTGTTTTCTTAAATTTCTCTGTCTTTTTAATTCTATTTGTTTTTCGTTCATAGTCTATTCCTCTTTTTATTTTTACCATTACTTATAGTTCTTTTTAAACATCTTGCTTCCCATTTTTCTTGGGTTTTATTTTTATTGTGATAATTTATAATATTGTCTTTTTGACATTCTATATTAAAAAGACAATTATCTATATTACGTATTTCAGTATTCATTTTTTCAATAATAGACTCTAATATTCTATAATTACTATTATTATATTTTTCTATTTTTTTATTTTTAAAATCACAAGATCTTTTATTTAATGTATTTAATAATCTTTCTATATGCAATCTTGAATTTTCAATATTATTTAAATTTTCTTTTATATTTTCTTTAAAATATTTTTTATCTTCTAAATTTAAACTATATGATAAATATATTCCATCTTCTCCTTGTGTACCTATTGTACCAATAGGACCAATTATTCCTCTTGGGTTTCCTATAATACTTCCTACTGTTCCTAATAAACAACCACCACCAAAAATATAACCATTATTTGGAAAATTACTCATAACCTACCTCTCTTTTTATTTTCTATTGTATTAATAATACTTTTTAATGCTCTTTCTTCTTTTCTTATATTCCATTTTTCTTGGGTTTTATTTACTTCGTGATATTCTTTCAAATCTTCTAATAAAGTATTAAAATATTTCCTTGTATATAAATTCCAAACTGAATGTCTTAAATCTTTATATATTTTACTTTCATTAATATTTAAAAACTTATCTCTTTCTTCTGTTAATTTCCTTAATTCTTGTTTAACGAATGTTTTTTCTATCATAACCTATTCCTCTTTTTATTACCAACTGTATTTATAATATTTTTTAATGCTCTCTGCTCTTTTCTTATATTCCAATTATTTTTTATTATATCTTTACACTCTTCATATGATTCAAAATCTTTTATACCTAAACAAAAAATATAAAGTAAATGATGTTCATCTATATCATTATCTATATATTTTTTTAATCTTCTTAAAATTTTTCTTTCTATCCTATGATGTAATTTTCTAATTTCTTCTAATGAATCTCTTGATGGATATATAGGATCTTCAATTAAAAAATCTAAATCTAATCTATCTTCTTTATTCATATTTATTTATCTCCTCTATTAAATCATTTTCATTATTAAATTTTATATCTTTCAATATATATCTATTTTTTTTTCTATTAGATCTTGGTAATAATTCAAAAACTAAATATTCATTTCTATAATAAGTATTGTAATTATGACAACTTCCATCATAATAATCATCTCTGTCACTTCTTATAGTTTCTTTATTAAAATATTCATCACTTAAAAAATAATTTATTTCTTTATTAAATGTTCTTTCTAAATGGTCTTTATAACCTTCAAAAGTTGTTTCATCTAATATTTTATAAATTTCTTTATTTTTTAACCATTTTAATAAAGCTAATCTTTCTATATTTGTCATTACTTTCTCCTTTTATTTTATTATAATAAAAAGAGTTGAACCTGTCAACCCTTTTTTATTATTATTTTCTATTTTCAAACTTTTTTAAGCTTTCTTCAAATTCAGATAACCCGTATTCAAGTTCTATATCGTCAAATGTTTCTTCTTTTTCATTAAATTCAGAAGTTATCATTTGTTTTAATATATCACCATATTCATCAGATTTTACAAGTAAGGGATATCCCCATCCTTTTTTCAATCTTGTTTTTTGTAGAGGTTCTGGATTATTTTTATTAAATTCACTTTCAAAAGCTTGTAAAAATTTTTCTCTTGACTGTGGTGTTGCTCCTGCATCTTCTAAATATTTTCTATATATTCTATATAAATCTGTATGAGTAATACCAAATTTCTTTTTAGAAGCATAAGCAAATTTAAATTCACTAAAGAAGCTTTTAATATTAATCATTACTGCAAACATTTTTCTATTATAATTTACAACTGATTCACCAAAATCAGTCGGTCTTGGAAATCTACCAAGATCAAATACTTTTAAAGCTCCCTCCATCATATATGCAAAACAAGAATATAAATCACTTTCATAAGTTATCCATTTACCATCTTTTCTTATCTTTTTACCATTTATGATTATATCAGATATACCTTCAATTAAAGTATCTTTAGAAGGTTTTTTATTTTGATGTAAATAAAAATATCTTCTTTCCATCGAATCACCTTGGTCTTTAGATTTCCACACTCTGTTTATATAAAATATTTGATATGTCCATTTTGTATCAAAATTTGCTTGACCTTTCATAAATTTTCTTTTAATGGTTATTTTAGAATTACCAGAAAGCTTTTTATTCATTCTTTCATTCATACTTTCACCAGATTCATCTATAACTAAACACGGATAACCTTGTATTCCATCAGTATTAAATTGATCATCAGAAGAAGCATCATAATCATAATACATATTAGGAAATGTTGCTGCTTTTGTAGATTGTTGTTCACTTTTACCTGTACCTCCTTCGGAAAATATAACTGGTGATATATTCGTAGGTAACCCTGTTAACCAACCGCCTTCCAACATTTGAGCAGCACGAAAATGTTCTTCATCTTCCCATGGACCTTTTATAAATTTACTATACATTCCATTTTTAATCATTTCTGGTTTATATTTATACTGTATTCCATTTTCAAATTTACCATCAAATTTATTACCTTTTTTATCTGTAATTAAACTTAATGGTATTTTTACAGGAGAATAAATACAAGAGAAATTTTCTTTCCTTGCTGGTCTTATTCTAATGCAAACACCATTAGGATCATTAATATCTTCTTCAAAAGTTAAATGTACTGTTTTATTATAATATTCATTATCTTCAATATGAGAAGTTATACAACTTCTATTTAAATTAATAAACTCTTTATTATTTTTTAATAAATCAGTTGTAACTGTTTTAGCACAAGACTCATAAACAGATTGTTTTTGATATTTAAAAAGTTGTAAAAACTCAATAGCATCAGAAGACATCTCAACTAATTTATCACTATCAATATATTTAAAATAACATAATTCTTTATCAAAAACATAAAAATTTTTATTCATAGACTCTATAAATACTAAAGGTTTTAAATATTCAAAAACTCTTGACTCTACTGTTTCATCTTTAGTATCTTTTTTATGAACTAATCTATTTTTAGAATATCTTTCTTTCATTTCTAAAGCTTTCTCAGTTATCTCTAATTTTTGAGATAAATCAAAATCTTTTAATATTTCTGATTTTTCTTCTTCGTAATTATATATATCTTTATTTATTAATTTCATTTCCTTTCCTCTTTTTAATTAATAACTAATTTTATCTAAAACTTTATTTAATTTTTCGTTAATTTCTTGGAATATATAAAATAAACCATCATTATCTAATTCTTTCATTTGTTCATCATAAAATAATATAAATTCTTCTGTTGATAAATTACAATATGCTGTTCTTAATATTTTAACTTTATCTCTTATATAATCATTAGACATTATATAATCTAAGTTTTCTTCTGTATATTCCATATTTTCACCATTATTTTTTCTTTTTATTATAATTATTTAATATTCTATCAATATACCCTGGATCAAAATATTGTTTAAATGTTATATTCATAGTTTTATCTTTATATGCATTAGAGTTTAAAAATGTATATTTTTTACCATTTATTTCAATTCTTTCTAAAATATCTTTATGTTCTTCATAAACACTTTTAATTTTTTTCATAATCTTTTCCTCTTTTTAGTTTCATTTTTGGTTTTTAAAATTTTATTTAACTCTTTAATTTCTTCAAGTATTCTTAATTTTTGAAATATTTCAAAACCTTCTTCATCTATTTTTTTACCTAACTTTAAGCTTGCTTTACGAGCACTTTCATTTAATAAAGACTCAATATTAACCATTATAACCTCCTTTTATTATTTTGTCTACTGTTTTGCATAATTCTTTTTAATTTTCTTTGATCCCATAAAATTTGTATAATTTCTTTAAATTTAATATTTAATCCATTTTGATCAAATTCTGCTATAATTAGATTTAAAAGTAATTCACTTTCTTCTATTTTTCCAACATTAAAATATTCTTCTGGACTTTTCATATATTTACGAAATCTTCTTTGTATTTTTTTTTGTTCTCTATGCATTTTTACTATATAATCTTTATTTATTCTAAATAATTTATCTATTTCAGACATATGTTTATTGTTAAAATTGTTAAAACTACTATAATCTACATTTATTTCTATTCTTTTCATAACACCTCTCTTTTAATCTATAATTTATTATAATTCATCTATACTTAATGTCAACCATATTTTATATTATTTTTACTGGTCGTACCAGTTAATTATCAGAAGCTTGATAAAAGTTTTAAAAAAATCAAAACCAACTTCAAAACCAAACCAAGCCCCAATAATTATTCATCGTTATTTATTTGTTCTAATAAATGCAGTAAATCATATCTTAAATAATATATTTTACCAGACCAATAACCATTTATCATTTGTCCACCTGCATATATTTCATTTTTAGTGTCCAACCCTAAATCTTTTAATTTAAAGTATTGCTTTCTTGTTATCTCAACACTGCTATTCTTATTTAATCTTGTTTCCATTGCTCACCTCTTTTTGTTAAACTTTTATCAAACGGCTGTTATAATATAAATTATTTTACACCACTCTTTTTTCGTCGCTCTTCTTCCAAGTCCAATACGTGAAATGCTATTATATTAAATAAAACATTTTTATCTATTTTAGATAAAGAAGTGTTTCTCTTCTCTATCTCTTCATAAATATAATCTAAATCTACTTTTAATCCCCTTGTTTCTTCTACCACAACAATATGATGATGGTTTCTTAGTTTTTCATAATTTCTTTTTTCTTTCATAATCTGCCTCTTTTTTTGTTTTTACTTTCACTATTACTAATAATTTCTTTTAATTCTTTTTGTTCTATTATTGGTTTTAAACTATCTATGTGTTCATAAATATATTCTAAATCAATATGAAACCCTTGATATTTATATTTAAATATAATATATGAATATTCTTTATAGTTAAAAAATAATTTATTAATTCTATCATAAATAGACATATACGTTCCAATATAAATATATTTATTTAAATTTTTTATTTTATTAACTTTCATTAAAAAATCTTGTTGCTCTGCACTCATAGTTGAAAATTCTTTAATAGCTTTTTCTTTAATTTCTTCTTGTTCTCTTATTTGATCTTGAAAAGTCATAGTCTGCCTCTTTTTTTGGTTTCTAATGGTTCTTCACTTATTATTGATAAAAGTTCTTGTTGTTGCTGTTCTGCAAAATATGTAGGTAAATGTCCTTTCTTAAATTCTATCACTATATGATTAAGTCCTTTAAATTCACAAAAATGTATTTTACTTGAATTTTTATATTCATCTGGAAGAATTTCATTTGCTTCATATTTTATTGACATTATTCCCATAGCTATATTTTTAATATTATAATATATTATATCAGCTAAAGTAAAAGTAAAATTATAACAAAAATCATTATCTATATTTTCTATTGTTGCTTGTTCAATATTTTTTTCTATAGTATAAGTATCATTTTTAAAATCATATATATCTACTTTATAACCATTATTTATAATATTTTTATATATAGATATTAGTAATCCTATATCACTCTTATTTTCTCTAAAATAAAATCTGCTTATCTTACTTTTCATTTTTATTTACTCCTCTTTCTACTATAGGTAACTTACCATACTTTACGAAATAATCAATAATATAGTTACACCACTCAGCACCTTTTTTTAAATCTTCTTCTTTTATTCTGCTGGATTGTATAACTTTTGTTTTCTTAATCATAGTCTGCCTCTCTTTTTAGGACTATAGTTTGGCTCAATTTGGTTTTCGGCGGTTTGGTTTTGGGTTGTTGTTTCTTTGAAACTTTTATCAAGCTCCTGTTTATCTAATTCTGCTTTTAACTCAACTAAATAATCATAAAAACTATATTGATTGCTTAGAGCTGTTTTAGTATAATCACCTATATCAAGCTTTAAAACAGTTAATAATATTTGTCTAAAATACTTAAAATCATCTGTATAAAAAACATCATTTATTACACATGGTTCTACAATAGAAAAATTTTCAATAATATTGTTATTTTTTTTATAATATAATGTTATTGTATGTATTTGTCTATTTAATATATGCATTACATCATGAAATTCATAATAAAATTCAATATTATATTTATTATAATAACCTTTAATTAACTCTACTATGTTTTTATTTATATAACTATATTCTTCTCTTAATGTTGCATAAACAGGTTTATTATTATCTAATGTTCTATTATAAAAATATTCATATAAAGCTAAATCTTTTTCTTTAATCATAATCTATTCCTTTTTTTAATTTCAGTTTGGTTTTTAAATACTAATTTAAGTTGCTCTGCTTGATCTTCTATCATTATTTCTTCTAAATATTTTAAAAAATGTTGCTTCATCTGAATATTTATTCGTAAAAATATGTCTTCAAAAACATAACAAAAATATAAAAAATCACCTTTATTTTCAAAAACATTATTAAAACTTTTAGGTTCTATTAAACAACTATCTCTAATAATATCATCTTCTTTTATTACATATGTAGTAAAATGTAAAAGTCCATTTTCTTTATTGTATGTAAAATTATATTGTATTTCATATTTTTTATAAAATTTAAATAGTAAATTTAATATATTTTTATTTGTATGAAAATACTCTTCTTCTAAATTATTAGATTTTATTCTATTTTCTTTTGTTTTATTTTGAAAATATTTTAACATACTATCTATTATATAGTTTCCAAATAATTCTTCTATTGCTTCTACGTCTAAAGATTTAATCATAATCTACCTCTCTTTTTAAATGTTAAATTATTTTTAGATAATTCTCTTTTTAAAATTCTATTATCCCATTTTGATTGTATAATATTTGTTAAATATTTATACTTAACTTCTTTAATTACTTCTGTTAAATTTTTATTATTAATTAAAAATTAATCTAAAATATATCCTTTTAATTCTATATTGTATTTTTTTTCAAAATATTCTATTTTATTTAAATCTTTATCTTCTTTTAATAATCTTAATAGTCTTTCATTATTAAAGATATTAAAATTTTTATTTGGAAATGTACTCATATTCTCACCTCATTGTTATATAAATAATAAATAAACCTATTGTTAATATCACTAAACATTCTAAAACTGTTAATATAAAATCTTTCATACTATACCTCCTTACTATAAATATAGTATGAATTATTTTTAATTACTTGTCAACATTTTTATAATCTTTTTTTTATTTTTATTTCATTGTTATTAAATTGTCTTTCTAATTCTTCTTGTTCTAATTTACATCTTGTTTGACAAATATTTGACTCAAAAAATTCTTTTATTTCTTTAATAGAAATCATAGGTCCATATAAAAACTTATTATTATTTAAATAATTTCTAGCACTATATGTATCTCCTCCATCTTTAAATTCTATAAAATTATTTTTTAAACCAGTTCTTACTTCAAATGAAATTTTATTTATAAAAAATTCAATAAATACTTCAATTTCAAAATATTCTTTATATAAATCAATATTATTATCAAAACATTCACTCCAATTATATTCCATATATTCATATATAGTTTCTTCTAATAATAAATCTATTTGATATTTTATAAAAGTTATTTCTATTTCTCTATAACTTTCATTAATATTAACATTTTTTTCTATATTTTCTATATAATTAAAAAAACATTTAACATTATTTATATTATATTTCATTTTTTCACCTCTTTTTTATTTAAATTTTTACAAAATTCTTCAAAATATTTTTTATTCTGTTTTTCTTGTTCTTTTAGTATTTTATTTTCTATTCCCATTATAATCTATTCCTTTTTTTAACATTATTTATATTTAATATTTCTTTTAATTGTGCTTCTTCTTTTTTTACTATATTATTTTGTACATTTATTATACGATCCTCTGGTATTTGAATATTTATTTCAACAAATTCTATATCTCCAGTATCATCAAAATTAAATACTAAATAATCTGAAAATGTAGTATTACCCATTTTTACAATATTTAATTCATATTTATCTATTTCATCTTCTTTAATATATTTATTTTCAATATACTCTACTTGTCTCATTATATTTTCAAATTTGTTTATTTTATATTTTATTGTTATGAAAAAAAAATCTACAAAATGAACATATGGATATAAATCATCTAAATCATCTAAATATTCAGCACGATTTATAAAATAAAATACATTTCTTTTAAATGAAGATAAATCATTTTTAATTAATAATTCAAATTCTGTTAATTCGTTATTCATAATTATTTCCTCTTTTATTTACATATAATATATGTTAAATCTTTATTTTATAGTTGTCAATACTTTTTTAAAATATTTTTATTTATAAAAACTAAAACTAAACTTTATAAAAACTTTCAGTCAAAAATTTCATTTTTTTTCAAAAAAAAATCCTAGTCGATTTCCTTATGTGTGCGCGGGTAGAAAAATTTTTTTTGCTATATATATTTGTGTAAAAGAACATACGAAACACACACCAGCGATTAAAAAATGCGAGTGATTAAAAAATACCACAAAATAAAAAAAATGTCAAAAAAATACTTATAAAAATAGTAATAAAAATTTTAGACTTCTAGAAGTATAGACGTCTAAATAAAAAAATAAATACAAAAAAGGAGGGTTTTAACCTCCTTTTTAAAAAAATTCTATTATAATTATAAATCTGAGTTTATACTACATAATATTTCAAAAAAACATTTTTTATTGGTATCTCTTTTAAAATTCTTTCTCATATTGCATCTTTGAAGTCTTTGCCTTTGCATTTCACCTCGACGATTAAGAATTAAATAAGATTTAGGATTGAAGAAAAACCCTTTTTCTTTAATTAGCTGTATAAATAAATTAAATTCTTCTACTTCATCTTTAACTATATAATCTTTCATTTCTTTATATATGTTAGTAAAAATTAACTCATTGATTGTTTTTTTCATTGCCATCATAAACCACCTCTTTTTTAAAATTGAAGAAAAAACCTTTTTCTTTCTTCTTGATTAAAGAATAATGTATTTAAAAATAGTTGTCAATACTTTTTTTAAAAAAAATATTTTTTTATTTTGTTATATTTTAGATTGACAAGTATATATATATAAATTAATATAATTATAACAGTTAAATAAAAAAGAGGATTAAAAAAATGACTAATATATACAGACAAATATTAAATATTCTTGAAATAAATTTAAATGAAAGTCTTTTAAATGAATATATAAAATCACATAAAGAAATAAAAACAGATATTGAAGAATTTATAAATAATTATAATTTGAAATATGCTATATTTCAAACAAATGAACTAAATAAAGAATATCAAAGAATTTTATCTAAAAATAAAAATTATATTATAAATGCAGAAAATTATAAAACTTTTATAAATGAAAAAAATTTAAACAAAGCAGATGAATTATATAATAATCGTTTTGAATTGCATGATAATGACTTTATACAAATTAATTACAGAAGAATAATAATAAAAAATTATATAAATGATTTTATTTTTATGAGACATTACTATTATATAGATGATATTATAAATAATAATGTAGATGCTTATGCATTTATTGAAATATATAATTATTGCAAAATAAAAGCAGAAAAAATAGAACTTGATGAATTAATACTTGATACTCCAGTAAGAAAAGCAAGAAGATTATAATTAACCGAAGAGCCTTTAATAAGGCTCTTTTTTTATATATCTTTCTAAATGGT